GACCGGTTTTGATTGAATAAATAGTTGTTGGATTTTTATACCCAGCAACTCTGGAAAGTTTCCTGATACTGTAGCCTTTTTTGTTCATAATTTTTTCGATGATGTACCACATATTGATTCTCCTTCGATCTAATGTACGATATGTTGTTTTTGTCAATGCACTATCGTATGCTTAACATGTACGAGCGCTAGTACACCCGTAACTATCATGTTAGGAGGTGAATATCATGGCCAAAAAGTTTAATTTGGGGTCAAAATCTGATATGCGCCGGTTTATGCGTGCAATTGAAGAAGAAGCAAAAGACAAGGCGTCCGATGCTATCATCAATCATTCTTATGATTTTGAATGCCCAAAGTGTGGGACGAAATTTATGGTCCGTGTTGGTTCGCCAAATGTGTGTCCTAAATGCGGCACTTCTGTGAACCTGAAGTTTGATAAAGATTCCATCTAGTCGTCAATCTTCGCTTTCGGCTCAAATCTTTGTATTTCATCGAGTGTTTTTTCTAACTGTCTGGCCAAGTTTTCGGCTTGGCTAAGCAACTTTTTTAAATCTTTAGCATTCGTAAAATTCACGTGTTTTGTAATCACTTTTCGGTCATTCATGCTTTTGCCTCCTGTTTAATTAATGGCGTTTCTGAGAAGTCCAGTGCTGCGAAGTGCTTAGCTAGTTTAATTAAATTAAGCAAGCTACCCGAAACTTCGCCGTCAGCACAGATACTATCTGACGCTTCATGAATCATGCGTGTATTTGCCTGAACAATGCCTCCAACGAGCACGATGATGTCTTGCCACTGTGCTTCGGTAACGTCTAGGCAACCACTGTCATAATCACGTTCGATGTCCGCTACTGTTTGATTCAAGGCCGTTTCGTATGCTCGCAGCCGCTTATCCAAGCGTTGCAAATATCTATTCGTCATTTCTTCTGCTGTCACATTCTTTTCCCCCTTACGTCGGTTAGTTTTTCAAAATTTAAGGTGCAATCTTTTGATTTTGGAATAATTCGGCTGATTAGTTTGCTGTTGTACATGCGTTCAAGCTCACTCATCTCGTTGTTGGTTGTGATGATCGTTGATAGACGAGGCATGTTGCTTTCAAAATCAAGACGAGCATTCGCAATGCGGTACATCAGCTCTTGCATGTCACGTCTAACCGGCTTGATGTCGAGCTTCATTCCGCCCTCGGTTCCGAAGTCGTCCAGCAGCAGCACGTCAGCTTCTTTCATTGCCCGCTCAATGCCCGCTAAACGCTTACGAACGTCTGGTGCATCATATTGCAAGCCCATTAGGTTGCTCAGCTCTGCTGTTGAGATAAACAGCCCTGACTGGCCTTCATCGCGCAAGCTGGTTAGCATTGCTAAAGCAAGTGATGTCTTGCCTGTTCCACGAGGGCCGAACAAAATCACGTTTTCAGGCGTTTTTTGCATTTGCTTTGCCAGCTTGTATGCTCGGTTTCCCAGATCTCTTGATTTCTGCATATCCGTCTGCATTTCAGGCAGCCATTTGTCGAACGTAAACTTAGCCGGAACGTTTCCGGGGAAGACTGAGTAGCGATAAATGGCACGTGCCTTTTTACGGTTCAGAGTAGCCATAGAGCGTTCGTAGAAGCGGTGCTCGATCTCGGCCTGAGTTGGCAGCTTGCTAACGTCCATTCCTCGCTTTTCGATTATTTTTTGCACGTCCGCATGTGTGAATAGGCCCTTAGTCGACTCCATATCCCCAGTTCTCCTTTACTTCTTTGCGGTCTGGTTGCTTTTCCGGCGTCTTAGTATCGTATTCGTTTCGCCAACCGTGACCGGTGAACCAGTTACCAGCGGTCGTTACAAAGCCTTCTTGCTTGTTGTTTAGCTTGATATAGGCTTTGTATTCAGCAATCTTTGCCAGCACCTGATCCTTAGTCGTTTCACCAGATTCAACGGCCTGTACATAAGCTTCCTGAGATTTGGCATAGTTGCCTTGTTTCTTTGGGTAGGCTGGCCACACTTCAGTTGCAAACTCTTCAGGCAGGCTCAACACACTCCCGTCCCCCTTGGGGGATTTAGGGGGTGTTTTAGTCTTACTCAAGTCATTCTCGGTAATACTAAAGAACCGTTCCGCATTCTGTTCCGCAGGTTGCCCCGCATTCTGTTCCGTTTTTTCTCTCAAGCTGTTCCGTTTTTCTGATAATGGACGTCCATCTGGGCTCAAAGGAACAATTTTATAAATGGGACTATCCTCATTTTTCTTGCCCTTCACGTACATGAGAAGCTCTTGCTGTACAAGCACGTTTCTTGCTTTTGATAGTCCGTCATCAGACTTAATGCCAGTGAGAGACTTAAGATAGTCATTCTGGAGGCGGAAGGAAGCATCTAGTAATCCGCTATCGTTCGCGTAGTCTAGTAACTCGCGATACAGACAAGCTTGATTAACGGTGAGTTTCTTTACCGCTACCTTGAACTGACGAAATGCTCGTCGCTGGTTGAAATAGTTCATTCGAAGATCACCTCCGTTTTAATGGGCCTCACACCCATCCGTATGGTTACGCCATATCGTCCAAGGTTTTTAAAATGGAAGATCGTCATCGCTAATGTTAACGGGTTTACCTGAACCGCCAGCAAATGGATCAGGAGCTGTTTGTTGGCTCGGTTTAGTAAAAGGAGTGACGTTACTTGATTGCTGTGCTGATGAAACATCTGGACGCCGGACACCATTTGGCTGGCTTGGCTCGTTCAACAATTTGTGATATCCCTTTACCGTCAAATAAATCTTTCCATTTGTGTTTGGATCATCCCAATCAACATCAATCGTGAGAAGTTTGTTTAAGATTGATGCCGCAAACTGACCAACCGAGTCAAAGTTAGTGCCGTCTGTTGCTCCTAAGGCAACCGCCAAAGTGTTGAACCGTTTGATTGACCCATCAAGGTCTTCATTGCTCCAAGTGATGTTTTGATAGCGAATTTGTCCGCCTTTGTATTTACCATCTTGAACTTCGTAATCTACGGTGATGTAATCATTTCCCTGCTTCGAATGGTGCATGTCAGCACGGACAATTTTGACGTTATAGCGTCCTGCTTCTTCAACATACTTACCAAAAACATTGTTGTGATCGACTGTGAATAATGGCATTTTAGTTACCTTCCTTTTCATTGGTTGTTGGTTTTTGATTTAAGAGTTCATCGGCTTTGATCAAAGTTCGATCGTCCAAACGATTCTTGGCATGATTTCCCTGCTCTGGATCAAGATCAATCATGCGTTGGCCTTCCTTCTTATAAAGACGACCCACAAGATCGAACGAAGCTGTGAAGGCGTTGAATGTTTTGGCATTCATATCTGCTTCAAAACGACCGTTCTCTCCGATACCAGAGGCACCGTTGTCGATTTGATGTGCTGTCGCATAGATGGTGACGCCACTATTTCTAAGCATTGTTCCTAGTTGGCGAAACCACAGTTGCAATTTTTGATAGTTCTGGCGGCCGTCCTTAGAAGCGTTGTCGATATTCTCAAGGACAAGGTTTTGAAGTGATGTCATGTTGTCTAACGCAATAGCATCGTATTTATGACTATTAATCGCGTGCTGTAGCCACTTGCTGACGGTTGCTTGAATTGTTGTAAAATCCGCCTCCTCAACAATTGCCGTGTCCATCTGATCATCGGGTTTGATGACATTCGTTGACTGGTCAAAACTGAACAGAAATTTTTTGCCAGGAAATTGTTTAAAGAGACTCGTTTTCCCAGTACCACCGTCTCCATATATGAAGTACATATTTGGCATTCTAGGTAGCTTCCCGCTTTCGTAGAATTTCATGACAACGCCTCCGTCATTTGAATTGGCTTAATGTGTGGTGTTTCAGTTCCTGCCGGATCGACATGCATGCCAGGAATTGGTTGGCCATCTTCATCAATGACCTTGTCACCCGCCACAGTTACTTGCTTCTTAAGTTCTGACACAAGGACTTTTTCGGTTCGCTTGATGACTTGGGTTTGTTCAGATTCGTTCCAATTAGATTTAATGAAGTTTAAAACCTGTGTTTCATCGGAAATTGCTGGTGTTGCCTTACGTTTAACCGTGAAGCTGACCTTGCCATATGGTGTGTCAAGCTTGAATTTGGGGTCATGCTTCCGATTGTTCGCAACATAGGCAAGCACTTCATGCTCAAGATAATTGCGTCGTGACTGACGAGCCTCAAGTGAGTGTTGAAGCCATTCGTTGAGTTGGTCGATGTTGGCTTGCACCACCTTCCGAGCTTCGGCATCTTCCTTGTTCAATTCACCTAACTTGCGCATTGCCCAAGTAGCTGATCCTAGATCGTGAACAGTATGCGTTTGGGCTTCCCCAAACTGTTTGATTTCGTCTAATGCCTTGCTATATTCGTCTTCTAGGGCCGGATTCAAAACCGGTGCTGTTTCTGTTGTATTCATCATGATTTCTCCTCCTGATCATCAGCAGCAATCGCTACACCACTAAGCTCTTCCAAGATGTATTTACGAATCTCTTTTGGATCATCTTTGATGTTGTCACCCTCGGGGCCAACATTGGTGATGACACTTTCACCAAAAGGAATTGGTTTTCCGCTCCAATCAAGCATGGTCATCAACCGCCTTCCGTGATAAACTTGATACATAATAATATTCGTTCAGTTCTCTATTTCCCGTAGTTGCCGCTACGGGATTTTTTTGTGCGCATTTGTTGAGCATCCGTTGACTAAGTTCGAACATCCAAAGCCAACCGCTATCTCCGTGGCTCTTGTAAATCACGTTCTCGGCTTGATCATGAATGTCTTGCCAATATGCCTTCGTATCACGCATAGTTCTTCCTCCTAACGTGTCCATTGTTTCCAACCTCCTACTGCTGTGGCGCCGATCATGATGCCAGCCAGAGCTACAAGAAGATATTTCCAAAAGGCTGATGTTGGATCGAACAGCACTGACATGATTGCTTCTAGCATTGTTAGTCCTCCGTATATGTTTCCATGAACTTGTCAACTGCCTTTGAGTACCAACGGTCACGAGACTTGTCGCTCTTCTTGCGACCATCATTGCCAGATTCGTATCGTGGCATGCCTGATTGATATGCAATACGTTCAAAAGCGTCGGTACCAAGTGACAGCTTCAGCTTTGCACTTAACTCGCCCTTGTTCATTCCGTGGCCAGGCAAAGCATCTTCAACAGCTTTGTTTACCATCGCCTGAACCACTGGCTTAAGATTGTCTGCAAGATGAACCGCAATGAGTTCTGCAAGCTTGTCGTCCTCATTAACTTTCACCGCTACATCCATGCTTTCACCTTCTCTACTGGTCTGGTTTGGGACTTTAGTGATCCGATTAGACTTTCCAGACTTTCAACTAGTGATTCGCCTGAATCGATGTATGATCTGATCTTGCTAACATCGGTTGGTGTGAAGTGATCACGTCCTTTAGACATCGCTGGCTCTGCTCGTTCTCTAGCCTCTTCAAATTTCTTTTGGGCCATTTTTTCGTGGAGATAAACAACGTATGGATCGTCAGTATCAAGATCATCAGCGAATACTCTTAATCCAGTCTGATATTCGATCACCGCGTTAAGAAATCGATCATTGCCAATTGCAAGTGCCATGGGAATCAACTTATCGTCCGGTATGCCTCTTGCTTCCCAATTGCTGACAGCGGCTTGCGTAACGTGCATTTTCGCAGCTAAACTCTTGCGGGTTAGGCCCTCTTCTTGAAGACCTCTTGAAAGTTCCTGAAAGATGTTAATTGCCATAACCACACCTCCTTTAAATGTGTACCGCCGATATAGTAGTTTCACGGCGATATATGCGATGATTAAGCTGTAGCAAGGTAATCAATCATTTCGTTCCTTGCACGTTCCCTTTCAGCACTGATTGCCATTTCGAGCATGTCATCGTCCATGGTTTCCCAAAAAGCTTTGGGCTTATCATCGCGGTAGCTCATCAGCGCTTCGATCATTTGCTGTCGATTCATTTGACTGCCTCCTCTCGCTGGGCGTGAATGTGTTTACTTGTACTAATAGTATTATAGGTTCCATACAAAAGATCGTTTGGCGTTGTATTAAGTGCTGCTGCCAGAGCAATCAATGTTTTTGTAGAGCCATCTCGCCGTCCGTTCTCGATTGACTGAATCATAGAGACAGATAGATGAACACGGTTTGCTAGCTCTTCTTGACTCATTCCAGATCGAACTCGAGCCTGCTTTAACTTCATGTTATGACCTCCTTTGCTTATGTACATATAGTACAGTTACTAACTGTACATGTCAACTCTTTTTGTACATATTTTTTGATATTTATAGCCATTACTAAGAGTACAACATATAATACTAATCGTGGAGGTGCTTATATGACTACTGGAGAACGTATCGCAAGCTTGCGTAAAGAGCACTCAATGACTCAACCAATGCTTGCAGAAAAAATGAACGTGAGCCAAAGCACTGTCACTAGCTGGGAAAATGATAGACGCGGTGTAAGCAACGAAGACCTAAGAAAAATGTCTAAATTATTTGATGTTTCTATTGACTATCTTCTTGGAAACTCAGATAAACGCCACTACTATTCATTGACAGACAAGGACTACAAAGATGTTGAAGCCATTCTGAACGATGCTATGAATGGCATTACTGGGAAAACTGGAGTTAATTATTTCAAAAATGGGGGTGAACTTACGGATGAAGACCGTGCTTTGTTAGAAGCCTCAATGAGACAGACAATCATTTTGGCCAAAGAACTAGCAAAAAAGAAGTTCACCCCCAAAAAGTATCGCGGTAGCGAAGAGTGACTTGGGGGGTGACTTCTATTGGGATATTCGGAAAGTGAAGCGCTAGCTGCTGCTGATCATATGTCTAATCGATACGGAACTAGTGACCCTTTTAAGCTGGCTAAACGTGACGGTGTTTCTATTCGTCGAAAGGACCTAGGCAACAATATACTGGGATATAGCATGCAAATTAGCCGTATGCCAATGATAGTATTGTCCTTGTCGCTTAACGATTGTCAGGCAACAGCGGTTTGTGCCCATGAGCTTGGTCATTGCAAAATGCATCGAGGGCTAGACACCAACTTTTTTAGCAGAGTGGGAGCTGAGCCTATGGTTGGTGACAATGAGTATCAAGCAAACTGTTTTATGTTTGAGCTTGTTTTCGGCGATCAGGAAGTTTCTCCTATGAATTACAATGCTGTTCTGGATCAGTATGAACTACCCCATTGGATGTGGCGCTACTTTGAAGTTATACATTGAGTCACAAATAATATTGACGGAGGATTAAAAATGGGTCACGAAACACGAAGATCTCATCGAGAGATTAAAAAACCTTTTTGGAAAAGTTGGAAGTTTTGGACAGTATTTGTCGTCATTGTTCTAATGGTCGCCGGCATTTCAAGCTGTGTCAACGAGTTCAAAAAAGAATCAGCTTCACCGTCTACAAGAATATACAAGCTGAATAGTGACAGATCAGTAAAGGCGATGTTGAAACATTACAATCCCCAAATAAAATACGAAAGCATTTCCGGGGTTTATGCCAACTCTGATGGATCTAAAACTGTTGGGCTAAATATCAAAGAGTCCGGAAGCGACCTATCGGACAAAATGGCAATGAGAAATGCAGGGAATGATGTTTTGAAAACTTGGGACGCCTTCAAAAAATCAAAGGGTACGAATTTTGCAAACATTGCGATAATGGTCACCTATCCAACAAACAATGGACAAATACCGATAATCAAGGTCCAAATTAGTGGGAATAAGTTGAAATCGTTTAACAAAAGCAGCTCTTCGTCATCGAGCGTTCCAAGTATCGCTACGAAATATTGGCAGCGAAATGACATGCCCGCTCTTAAATAATCCAATTAAAACGCCCTTACCTGGGGCTTTTATTTTAAAGGTAAAACGAACATATGTTTGAATTTTAACCAAAAAACTACACATAGAAAGGATATGAAAGCTGTGCGTAAATGGAAAGAAGTTCCTCACCATCCTAATGTTTATAGGTATGAAACACGACGCGGTACTCGATATGGTATTCGTCGTGGATTTAAAAATAGTGTAGGAAAGCGCGATGAATACACAAGGTCTGGATTTACAAATTGGCACGATGCAGAAGGCGAATTAAAACGATTTGAAGCATCTTTAGTTACGGGTGGCATTAATCCTATAACTCACCGCGGTGTTACCTTGAATGCTTATTTTGCTGCCTTGGTGAAGAACCGTGAGGAGCTCGGCGTTTGGAGGCCAGCTACAGTTATTCAAAAAAAGACATATTATAGAAAGCACCTACAAGAAAGATTCGGGAACCGCCCAATGAGCAAAATATCAAGATCAGAATATCAGCAGTTTATTGATGAGAAGATCAAATCAGGTTTGGCTCAAACCACCATGCGTACACTTAACTCAGTCATGCAGATCATCATGAACGATGCTGAGCACAACGATATTATCCGTAAGAACATGCTCAGAGGCATCCTCATAAATGGTGCCAAACCGCCTAAAGATGTTTCTATTACCGATGAAGACTATGCAAAGTTTATGGACACTGCCCAGAAACTATTGAATAAGTATCAGCTTACAATGCTGTATCTTTTGACTCTTGGTGAGCGGCGTGAAGAACTCGCTGGCCTCCAATTTCGTTCATTTAAACGAGGAACAACCGAAGGCAAGACATACTATGAAATCACTTATTACGTTGGCAGAACGCCGCAGCAGCCATTAGGCGGTCCCTTAAAAACTCCTAGCAGCTATCGCAAAAATTATGTTACGGGCCCAATTATTGAGTACATTGACTATTCCCTTCAGTATGCTAAGAACATTTTGACACGTACTCATCGTGAAATTGGGCCAGAGACATTCATATATCTGAATGAGAAAACTGGGATGCCAGTTCATCCGAGCAACATCAACCGAAATCTGTTTCAGCGTGTTAAAGATGCAACTGGAATTGAGCTTCGTCCGCATATGTTGCGTCACTATTTTGCAACCCAAGCACTTCAGGACGGTTTGCCTCAAATGTCCGTCATGCACTGGTTAGGTCACAAAAACATCGACATGACAAACGACTATACCAGACCGACACGAGAGGGCAGCCTGAAAGTTATTAATGGCATGGGCCCAATCTTGTTTAAAAACGGTACCGCCGGCCCTGACGGTACAAAATGATTTTGTACCGCCGCTTGTACCGTCATGTTGTCTCAAACGATCCGAATATATCCAAAACGAAATCAAAAAAGCATCCCGTCCTTCACGCAAAAACCGTGATAGAACGAGATGCTTTCGTTTCATTAGCAGCAAAGGCTATTTGAGGGTAGTAACATCACTCTTTGATACGCAAGGAATATTAAACGAATGTACCATATTTGTACCGGAAACCCATGAAAACTACGCTTTCAACGCAAAAAAAGCCCTCCACCCGCGTTAGCGAGCAGAGGACTTTTTGTAATGTACTTAAAACGGATTGATCGAACTAATGCTGATTTGCAAACGATCAAGCGGTTCTCCAAACATGCCAGCGTATGTGTCTGTGTACTGTGGCAAACTCGTGCCATCATCACATACAACGCCGAGCCAGCCAGCCCGTTCTGTCGTCTGACTGCGGTAATACGCTTGCTGGTACGGCTCACCAGCAGGAGTAAGAAAGATGATTTGGACTCCATCAATCGCTTCACCAGTAATACCGGCACAACCATTAACCAGATCGTTGCGATCGCCTTTGGTAACCCAATCTAGCCAGCCACTTTTAACTGTGTGGACGCGATACTTGATGCTCCCGTGATCAACACTGATGGTCAGATAATCATGCTGGTGATTAGGATTGCCGGCAAAGCCATTCGAACCACTGCCAAAGTTTGTCACCTCATCAAGCCAACTGCCACCGAGCAAGTGCAAACCGTAACTAACGTTCACATTACCAGATACAGCTGCTTGCGGACGCACGCTTTTTGCTGCTGGTACAAACGTAGATGCATCTACGGTAGCTGTCCCATTAGCCAGATCTGCCGCCAATTTCTCCTTCGTAATACCCCATCGAGCCAGATACCCATATGGATCAGTATGATCGCCCCAAATATGCTGCGTTACCCACAAATGGGACTTGATGCCAGGCGTTCCAGCACCGCCAGCGTCCAAACTAGTTGGAATGCCATATCGAGCAGCCATATCACGTGCAAGCTCAATATAGACGGCATAATCCTTTTTGAAAGTTTCGGGATCACTAGCATGACCCAATTCAATTTGGACCGGGCTGTTTGCATTTGCCACTGTCCCTGCGCCCCACTGAACATAGCCAGGTTCACCAACTTGATAAACCTGACCGCCATCGCCTACAACAAATGCCGTATAAGCAACTTCAGCAGCAATATTGTTTTTGAAGTAAGCGGCATTTGCACGCGCGCCAGATTCGGCACCTACATCATGTAGGATAATGTAAAGTCGATTAGCCACTTGCGATGAGCCTTCATTCGCACCCAAAGCAAATTCTTTGTTAATTGTATAACTCATACTATTTTACCTCCTCGTTGGGCTTAACAATTTGATAAACGCCAACGGATGCAAGTCCTGACAGCATTCCTGCCAGCGCATAAGCACCGATTAAGTGGAGATGGCAAAAAGCCATCGCCCAAACGCAAGCCAGTAAAATACCCGTTCCAATTGATAGAACGGGTAGCAGTTTGCCCTCTGCAGGTGTATATCGTTTGAAGATCTCGGTGAAACCAGTAGTGATCGGTGCGATTACAAATGCAATGGCTAGTACCTGAAGTAGTTCATTTTGCATGTCTTAGTTCCTCCAGTTCTCTTATTAACTGTACGTTTTTGTTTTTCAGCTCTTCATTTTCTTCTCGGAGCCTATCGTTGTCTTTATTCACCCTGTCCAGCAAATCCATAGCCTCATCATGTTTGTTCTTACGTTTACCCTCATGGTAGGTCAGATAAGCAACAAGCGTTGAAACGATGGTTGCAATGTATGGAGTAGAATCGACAATGAACTTAGTTATCGCTGCTGTCACGGCTGTCACTCCTTCGTGCCAGAATCAGCACGAAGGCTGTTATGATCGCATTGCTGATCCAACTTGAGTAGATTCCAGTTGAGATTGAGGTCAGGAATTGCAGTATTGTCAAGAACGACATTAAAAAGCTGGTAGTCGTAAGCAACAGACGATTGGTCACCGCTAACTGTGTTTCCCATAGCACCCAACCCCCAATCCCGAGTCCATCAATGACAAACAAAAACCCCACAATGTCATCGTTTAACCAGTCAGAGTAATGTGGGGGCCAGATGAAATAATGGTCATTGATAATCAGAAACAAGCCAATGGCAACCATGCCAATGGCGAGTGCTGCGTGTGTCGGGTGATCTCTGATTTTATTTAGCATTGTCATCACTTCCTTCCACAAAAATACCGATAGTTATCGCTGCCTAAGACTGCGAAAATCGCAATCACTCCAAAAATTGTTATTACTGCCAATCAATCCATACATAATTAATTTAAATGCAATAAAAATAGCAATCCATAATAAGATTGCTATTGGTGTTGCGTATTTTAATCCTCTGAACAATTCTATTTAAATCCCTCCTAAGGCTGATTTAAATCGTTAACTTTAATGCTTGTAAATCTAATGTCCGCCTTCCAGTTATTTTCAGTCGCTGACCCTTGAAGTCCGTTGTATGCCCGATTAATATTCCGGCAATTTAGTAGGTGTATTTCGTCGAAAGTGTCCGTCTGATCCGCTGTTGACACGGTGTCCATTCTAAAATTCTTACCATTAAAATTACAATTTACCATTTTTAGAATCGCGGGCGGTCTAACAAACTCTACCGTATCCATCTGCCAACGGTTATTATGCCCCGCAGTCGCGTCTGGCACGGATTCTACTACGTCCCATTTGCAATTTTCAATCGTTACAGATTCACCTGAACTAATCCCCATGCCCAAGGGCGCGCCATTAAAACCGGTAACACGCGGATTTCCGCCCCACTTAAATACACAATTACTAATTAACAACTCGTTGCCCGCGCCTCTACCAGAGCTTTCAATATGCAGACAGTACCGACAATTCTTCACATCAAAAGTGAAGCCTTTAATCTGAGTAGTGCGCGGGCAACTAGCCAAATGAAACAAAGCACGCTGCATTGCCTGATCACCGCTTAATGTTTGACCATCTTCAAGCTCCGCTGCGCCGTCCCAACGCAATACGTAGTTTTCGGGGTGCTCGACATCAGTAGATTCGAAAAACACATATGGCTTGGGCTTGATTCCTAACCACCCGGTAGCGGTCGTGTTTGACGGCCACTTTGCGGACCAATCGTCATAAGTCCCTGGGTGGACTAGGATTAAAAACTGGTTTGTAGCGCTCGAGCCTGTGATGCTGTCATGCGCGCTGATAATGTTATCGAATTTATTAACGCCCCACCCAACTACGCTCTCATCGTAGGACGGACTCACCTCTAAAGTCTCAGAGATATTTCTTGACACGCCCAGCTTATCCTTAACCTCATTTGGCAGCTGATCGTACAAGACCTTAGCGCCGTAAGTCTCATAATCCAATACGCCAGACGATTGCGAGACCATAATTCTGTCAAAGTTACCATTAGATTCAGAAACTAGCATGTAACCGTCGTAATCGTCAGGCGCTGTTACGGTTACTGGATTGCTCCCTCCGCTAATATAATCGCCGCCGTCTTTATAGAAGGCGTAGAACACAACTTTGTCGAAACTGTAATCTAATCCTTTTATAAACTTAATCTTGTGGCTGACCGAATAATCGGGCTGGTCTGTTAATTCGCCAGTATCTGGAATGACGCGCTTCCCAACTTGATTATCAGCACTTTCATAATTGAATAAGTTGGCTGATGGCTTTCCATAGATGAGTTTTTCGGGATTTTCAGGAATGTTTTCAAGAACACTGGTGACATCTTTATCAAGTTGTGCCATTCCTGTCTTATTGTCGTAGGATTCATAATCTAACAAAACTTTCCCAAAATTAATGTTAAGGCGCCCTTTGTCTGTTTTGCTGATTGCTGAAATCCTGAAATAACTAGCATCTGGCGGAACATCCGTAGTAATTGTGGCATTGCTAGCATTGGTAATAACGCTGACTCGCTTAAGCGATTTGTCGGCAAATTCGATAAAAGTGCATGTGCTAATCGTCACATTCGACTCGCCACGGCAATAAATCCAATCAGAGGTTAAGTAATCATCATTATCGCTCAATATAAGGGTTGGATTTGTATCAATCACGCGCCCGATAAGCACCCTATTTTTGTCAAAAAGATTATTAGATTTGCGCGCAACGCCAGGTACGAAGGTTAAGGTCTCTTGCCTGATCTCATCACGCTTAATCTTAATGTCCTCTATTGACTCATCTGCAATGCCAACGCTCTGATATACGCCTGCATCTGTCCATACATTATTTGCCCAAATATACTTGTGCCCGTTATCGGCCGCTACCATGACCCCGTTTTTACCGCTTGGATATTTAGCTTTGATTGATGTGAAATTGGCGAAAGTCTCGGGTAACGCAACAATCCCAGACAATGAATTGTCCGTATAGTTTTTGGCATTATACAATGCATTACTGTCACCCGAGTCTGCGTATTTCTCGGCACTTGATAGGGTGGCTGCGTCTTTACTATCAGTCTCGGATTTATTGTAGAAATCTCCCTGATTATATGCATTCAAAACAGTTTTAATGTCGGTATTCATGTCATCGATTTTTTTCTGAAGGGAGTTGAGTGTGCCATCAATGATCGTGACGTAATCATCAGCTTGTGCCTGTGTGATGTCGATTGCTTTCTTGATGATGAAGGCCACATCAAATGTCGACTCCGAACCGGAAGAATCTGAGAAGCTAAAGTAGGCAGTTGTAATTTTTCCCGGTACAGAAGATAGCGCGTTTGGAACCTGATAAGTGAATTCACCACCGGATTCATCAATAACATTGAAGCCAGTACTATCAGCGATGACCGCTTGGCCATCAGCAGTGTTCGCTTTGAACATTGGTGTAAGGCCACTAAGAGAGACAGGAACGCCATTGTCCATCAGCGTGGCATCAATCACCACAGCACCTGTCTTATCCCCTTGCCGCAAATATACAGGCTCAGGTGCGATTGTGTTCTTTGAATCAAGAGTTACTTTGTACGTTCTGATTGCCATTAGGTATCAGTCCCTCCATTTTTTCCAAATCTTCATAGGTATCTTTTGTATCAACGAGGCGCTGATCCTCAAACCCTCGGCGCTTGCCCTTCAGTTCCCAGCCAAACGCTGAATCAGGTCTGTCTGAAGAAACGATAAAGTAGTCCTTGCCACGTTCAGAAACCCAAAAATGCGCGTCACTGTATGCTGTCAAGAACACTTGATAAGGCTTATCCGTGTTAATCAAATCAAAAACGAGCGGATCAATGTCCACTCGCACTGTTTTGTCATCGCCGGTTTTGCTCTCACCAATATCCCCGACATAGTTTTCTGCAAGCTCGTATGCAGGAGTAGCACGAATACCATCACGGGTAACTTGTGCGGCGTTCTTCGATCCGCTGTAAACGTAGAAATCTCCCCAGACGCTCGTCTTGCCTACTGTTACTTGAAACTGAGCATTTTGACCACCGTTAGCACTCACGTTGAACTTCGAGTCATGATATATCCACATTCCGCCATCTTGCTTACTGACAAGCGGAGACATCAGTGAACCGTACAAGCAATATTGGCGGTTGTCAGGAGTTGAGGTTTCCGGTATCTTGAAAATTGGCAAACTCATGCCATTAGTTCCGACTTGGTCGATACTGAAGTTTGAACCGAGCTGATTCCATATTGCGAACCCGTTAGGAATACCGGTGTCACTGTTTACCGTAGCGGTTAGCGAACCGAACTCGTGATCGCCTTTGACAACCCTCAGTGTGCCACTGGCAAGTGTTAGGGCATAGCCGCTCTTACTCTCAGTCTTAAAGCCAACCCCTGAGATGAGATTGCCAAATATTCGGTCAGCAACAACACCATCAGCAGTGATGGCACTCTTGAATGTTTGGCCTCCGTCTGTTGATACGCCAACGCCAGCACTATTGAGAATCACAACCTTGTTTGCGTCTGACTTGTCAACAGCGATAATTCCTTGATCAGTGAAACTAAGTTCTGTTCGTGCGGCAAGAATATTATTAGTAGCCAATTGCACTTGTGATGTTAGCCATTCATTAGGTACTGGTATCTTGCCAGCGGCTACGTTAGATAGTGTTGATTGTGATGTCTTCTGCTGTTCAGCAAATGACAGGCTACCACATTCAACTTCCGTTTTGGTTCGTGTGCCGCGAATGTCGTAGTCGCTGGTTACTTTAATGATCCGAACCTTGTCACTGAAGTTAAGGTTCTCATCAATCACCGTAATGTAGTCACCGGGATTTGCCATTGCATATTTGTAGCCGACAGATTGCAAGTCAACAAGGTTTAGGGTGAGTGAGATTGCCCAACTCTTATCAACTTTTTCTTTCACAGCAGCAAGCAAGTTGTCAGCAATTGTGTACCGCTCATCAGCAACAGGAACTGCTTCAATTGCGCCAAACTTTGGATAGTAGTAATCATATAGCGGAGACTTATACTCTACCTTCAAGCGTTCGCTCGTGGTGTCGTCAGGTTTGCTGTATGCACCATACCCGCGCCCATAGGTAGCAAAGCTTGTGTTGTCTGTCTGAATTTCCGCTGTATCAAGATTGAACTTTTTGCGAACGATGGTAGACAAATCAGAGCCCATTGCTGGGACGACATGAACTACTGTGCCTTCAACAGAGAACTCAACGTTTGCTTGATCGATGATGCCGTTGAATAGCGACAGACGGTCACTCATGCCCCAGTCTTGCTTTTCAAAAGCTGCGACTGAGGCTGTATTGTCATACGTGTACCCAGTGCCAGCAAATAAAGCATCAAGATAAGTTGCAAACGGGTGCGACCCATTCCAAGTTTCGTAGAAACCAGTCTTGCTCATTTTGTAGAAGAACGCCTGAACGGCGCTGAACGCAACGGTGTTCTTTTTGTCGTTCTTCGTGTATGTGACAACAACATAGTCCTCACCAAGAAAAGAGAGCGTCCAGCCTTTGGCAATGTTGCTCTTAACATCTTGGCCAAAATAGATTGTCCCAGATAATGACTTCTCACCATTCACCGCATCGGTTTTCTCAATCTCGCACTGGGCCTGATATTCATTATTCTCAACGTCTGTGAATGTAATCAATAATCACGCCTCCTATGCGTATAGATTTTGGAAACCAAATATTTTGACGGTGACAGGAACATTGCAGGTGATCTTATTCGGCTTGTCCGGTTGCAAAATAAAATAGGCTTTGTTCGTCTTGCTAACGATACTTAGCCCATTTTGTGTGTAACTAAATCCGTTCAGTAAGATCACATCACCAGCGGCAACGGTGTTGCTAGAGGTTAGCTCAGTATCATCGATTTTGAACGACAATGAAGATGCCGACCCGGTTGCAGTTAGCTGAACGGTGAACCCTTGTTCGAGCTGATTGCATGGGACAGTTCCTCGGTATGGGACGTTGCTGCTAACATCAATATCATCCGGTGGTGTTTCACCGTAAGGCAACTTCATCGTCTTGAATTCGGCAGTTAGCTTATACAAGAGTGTCCCATTGACATTGCCAACTAGCTCCATCTCAGGGGCTTCCGTATAGACTAGGAACCGCTTGTGTGACGGATAGTCGTTCAGCTTATCGTAGTAACCGCCAGACGTCTCACCCGGCCGTTCCATGGCCACGCTGGGCGTTGTTTTGAGCTGTGTAATGTAATAACCGTCAGGATCGGAAAGTAGTGCATACAGCTTCTCACGAAGCGCTTCTTCCTCGTCCATGTCATCTGCCCGATAGTATCCAGTAATATCAATCGTTTTGTCTGTATGCCAGCCTCCAAAATCAATATTGCCGTTCCGCTGATCAAGTTGCATATTGTTTCTAGTGACTGATGGTGCCGATTCCTCAAATTCAGTTATTAGCACCTTGTATTGGCTTAGGTAGTATCGGCTACCATCTAGCTTTTCAACTAATAGATCCATATACTACCCTCCAATCGGTCGGAAATAGCTACTAACGGCTGCGTCATTGGCGTCTGCTTCCTTTACCATACTGTTGATTCCGTTCTTATCGACGTTGTTTTGAACGTAGATGTTTGGCGTTACTCGTTCGCTTGCATCAATTGACTGAGTGACGTCTCCAGAGCTGAACTGCGCGCCCGCGTTTGACAAGTTGCTGATGTTTGCCGACATATTGTCAGAAATATCGCTTGCCATGCCAGAAACCGTCTTCTGAACAGCCCCGAATGAATTTTGCAGTCCTTGATTCAAGCCACCCATGATTGCATTACCAGCAGGAATTAACAGCTTGGCATCATAGCTAATAGGCCCTTTGTGCTTGCGAATCCAAGAAGCAATCCCACCGACAAAGTCCTGAACCTTACCCCATGCTGCCTTCAAGCCGCTAAAGAAGCTGTCCATGATAGCACGTCCAGCATCTAGCAAATTGAAGTGCATTAATGCATTGAAGCCTTTTTTGATACCATTGACGACATTTGAGACGATATTAGTAAACCCATTCCAAATGTTTCTGGCTCCATTGACAATGTTAGTAGCAGCGTTTATTACGGTTGACTTGATGTTGTTCCATGCTGACGAGAAGAATGAAGTGATACCATTCCACAACCCAGAGAAGAATCCTGGCAAAGCATTCCAAATGTTTTTAGCTGTGCTTACGGTGCCATTCCACAACCCAGATAGAAATGAAACGACACTATTCCAAATAGACTCAGCGGTGGAGACAATGCCATTCCACAAGCCACTGAAGAATGAACCGAGGGCGTTCCATATTGCAGAAGCGCCCGAAACAATGCCATTCCAGACTGCTTCGATAACAGACGTGAATAGATTCCATGCCGTTTGGGCATAGGTAACAATGCCGTTCCAAATACCGCTAAAGAATTGAACTAATCCCGTCCAAATTTGACCAGCGGCAGAGACAATGTTGTTCCAAATCAATTGAAGGTCTGAACTCAGGTTATTCCAGCCGCCACTAATGAAGTCAAGAATGATTAGAATTGGCCCCATAATTACTGACTTAAGCAGGTTCCAAACACCTTTTGCGATATTAACAATTCCGTTCCAAATCGAAGTTAGAGCTGGTCCGAAAGTATTCCAGATGTTAGTTGCCACGGATACAATGCCTTGCCATAGTCCCGAGAAAAATGAGCTGATTCCTCCCCAAACAGAAGTGGCAATATTGACAATGCCATTCCAGATTCCAGAAAGAAATGATGTTAGCCCATTCCAAGCACTCGTGGCACCATTAACAATGCCAGTCCATAAATTGCTGAAGAATGTAGTCACTGAATTCCAACCGTTTTGAACTCCCTTAGCGGCATTACTGAAAGTTTGAGTTATACCGTTCCACAACCCGCTGAAGAATGAAGCCAGACCATTCCACATACTCTTGAGTCCCGAAACAAATTCAGACCAAATCTTTTGGCCAGTTTTTGTTTTAGTAAAGAAATAGGTGAGACCCGCAACGAATGCAGCAATTCCAGCAATCAAAAGTACCCATGGATTTATACCCAAGATAAATCCAAACGCTTTCCATACACCGCCGGCCGTTTTTACGATAGTCCCGAAGTTAGTGATAACGGATATAACGCCTCTAATAGGGCCAATCATTTTAGAAAAAACACCGAGAACGCTTGAAAATCCGCCAATGGCTAATCCAATTACTTTGAAAGCACCGACAGCACCAAAAATTTCCGCTGCAAATGATTTAACGATGTCGTTAGCAAACGCTGCTTTAACAATAGCTGCGATTGGCTTCAAAACAGCCACCACTCCGCTTATAGCGACCTTAACACCGTCAAAAATTGCTTTCCATGGTAGATTAGCAATAAAGTCCCCAACGGCAGTCATCGCTTCCATTGCGGCTATTCCGAAATCTGTAACAGCTTTTTTGATTCCGTCAAATATTCCCGACATTTTCCCGTTACCAAATGCCGAATTAAAAGCATCTCCGACCTTTTGAGCAATACCAATTAGATTGACAAACGCAACATTGGCCAAACTACCAACTAGGCTCCAAATGGTTTGCAAAACGGACCCGACTCCTTGGAGAACGGAACTGAGTCCATTCATCGAGTCGCCCTTCCCCAAGTTGCCTAGTTGTGTCTTGATGTTCAAGACCAATGCCGAAAATGGAGAAAAGAATTTTCCGATTGATGATATAACAGAATCAAAATTAATAGCGCCAATCTTATCAATGATTCCATTAATGGCGCCAATAGCGATTTTAGACATTTCTTGCCATGCAGGTTGGAGCTTGTTCGCAAGAGTTTCCTTGAGACCATCCATGGCCTGACCGATGGTCTTGTAACTGGTGGCCATATTTTGGAAGGCTTTACTATTACCAACTTTAGAAACAGCATCGAAGAAGTCGGTGGTCTTAACCTTCCCATCTTGTATATTCTTGATGAGTTCTCCAACACTCATGCCCATCTGCTTTGCGACTGCGGCCATACCGGCTGGTGTCTGCTCAAGCATGAGGCGGAAGTCTTGCCATTGAATTGTAGGTTTGGCCGCCGCCTGTACGCTCTGTTGCATCAGGGTCTTCATGGCCTGTTGCGGGTTGTCAGTTGCTGCTGCCAGCCCGCCCATGCCTTTCACCAAGTTTCCGACCCCTTTCACCCCCACCGCAGCAAACTGCGAGTAAGCAGAAGCCATGTCGGAAGCAGAGTATACGGTCTGCTGGGCATATTTTTGCAGTGACTTTTCAACCGTATTAATTTGTCCCGGAGTTTTGCCGAGAAACTTCATATTACCTTCGAACGTCTGCCAAGCGGCGCTTGAATCGTTCAGTTCGGTGTACATGCCGCGAATGCCGTTACCGATTGCGGACATTGCTGAAGAGCCCACCTTGGCAGCCACGCCGAAGAGCGCCCCCATCTTGAGAAAACCGCCGCCGACTTTTTGGCCCATGCTAGATGCTGAATCCGTGCCAGCTTTTACGGATGAAGACAGTTTCCCCATGGCTGCTTGGAATGGCGCTATGTTTGCTGTGAATGTTGCGACTACGTTTGCCATTAGCTACCACCTCCAAATGCGGCATTGAGTTTCTTAATCATTTCGACATCAGGCTTTCTTTCTCGATTGCCACTGCGTTTGAGTACCTTTTGTTCGGCTTTGTCAATGTTCTTGTAGCCAACCTTGACTGACCGTTTAGGATTCTTTGCATTCTGAATGTTGGCAATGTTGACAGCAAGCTCCATCAGATCGCGCCGCATATCAACATCACGCAAAAAAGACCCTTCCAGCATTGAACGGGCTTCCCACATGTACAAATCGAATGGCATATTGGGATCATATATCCCATGCCGAGCAAAATCGGTTAAGAGAGACTCTTCTTCATTGCGTCCAGGGTATCCTTGGTCGCTGCTTCTTGAATCTTCTCTTCGGCTGTCTTGTTCTTCTTGTCCGTCAATGCTTTCCCGTATTTTTCGGTCAAGTTCAGCCAACGTTGTGCTGCGTGTTTGAAAAAACCAGATTCATGAAGCTCCTGCTCAACTTCTTTGAACAGTTCCTGCGACTTACCGTCTTCTTCGGCCTTGTCGAGTGCGTCCATGATGTCATCATCTGTGTATGACTTCGGTAACAGCACGCGTAATGCTTTGAATAATGCCATATCATCATCAGTCACGAATGCCAGCCAGATTGAGCTTGCACCATCGTTGGCACCTTCAGCGGAGCTGTACAGTTTGTTAGCGCGGAACAACGCACGGAAATTGAACTTTGCTTCTACAGGTTGATCTTTTACTTGAATTTCTAACATGAATATCCTCCTGAATTGTCGTCTCAGATCGGCCGTAGCCTACTCGTCTCTGTGTGTGACTAATTAAGCGTGAGAAGTGGTTGTGGTGGTTGACGTTGCAGATCCATCTGCAAACTCGCCGGCTTTTTCGCCAGGGCGTTCGAATGCGTAGAGCTGATGTAGCATTGCAACTTGTGCATCAGAAAGAGGGAACGTTCCCGGCGTGCCATCTTCGTTTTTGTCAGCAAGTTTGCCGATAATGTTTAAAGTGAAGTCAATCTCGGAGAAGCTATCTTCGTCTGAGATGTCGGCACTATCAACAACACCATAACCAAACATTGCCGGATAAGCTTTGTGGTCACCTTCTACAACGGCCAGACGTTCATCGACAATGACACGCCATACTTTGACCTGTCGGCCTTCGTGCTTGGCGTCAATGATGATTTCATGTGCTTTATCGCCCGGAACCATGTAAGTTGTAAGCTCAATGCTGTCTTCGTTGGTGGATGCGGCAATGACACGACCCATCTTGGTTTGCTCATCAAGAGAATCACCTTCAATGTTTGTGTCGCCGGACTCTTGGTGAGCTGGCAAGATTGCAGGACTGCCAATTGGTGCCACTGCTGGGTTAGTTGATTGGATGAAGTACCAAACATCTTTACCACGATATGGGGTGTCTTTTACAAATTCGATTCCGTTGTTTACTGGAATTGCCATAATTAATAGTCTCCTTCTAAAGTAATGAGAAGCATACAGCGACGCAATGGTGTGCTATCGCCCATGCTTGTGTCGATTGAATTAGATGCCGTTAATGACTGCCATCGTGTCACTTTGCTAAGCGACCATTTCACCTTGCGAACGAAGTCCTCCCATTCAGCCGGTGGAGTGTCGATACTGTCGTAGATGTCGATCTGCTGGCCAACGCTCGAAAGTGTCCCTGTCTTGGATGACATGTCAGCATCAACGTGAACATTCACAAAAACTAATGGTAATGTGCTCTTAGCGTTTGGCTGAACGAATACAGTATTTAGCCCGTCAGCTGTCAATTGTGTTTGAACATCTTCGTACCATTGAGAGAGTGTCATTTGAACGTGGCTGCCTCCTTCAACTTGTCAATTGTCGTTTTAATGAACAACGATTGTGCCGCTGAAACGGCCGGACGAATGAATGGCTCGGCTGACATTTTGTAGGTGCCAAATTCAACAAAGGAAGAATAATCAGCCTTGGCATTAACACTTCCAGTCACAGATGTAGCTGTCTTCTTAACTGGCTCAACACTAATGTTGTTTGCCATGTATCCGGTTCTTTTTGGTGCCACCTGTTTTGCTGTTGCTTGTACCTGACCGGTAGTGACCTTCATCGCTGATGATGCGGCTTCAATAGTCGCTTCCGCTGTCGTGCCTAGTTCTTCCATCAATTTATCGAGTCCAGACCATGTGACATTGGTATTAGCCATTGCTTGCACCTCCAGACACGATAAACACGGTTGACTTGCGATTCACAAAAGTCTTGTTGATTGTCAATTTGACACCATCAAGCTCAATCTCGTTCACAGGCAGTGCGGGATTCTTTACGTAAATCTCGTAGGCCATGGTGTTCACAAGTCCGTATACAGACAACTCTTGTGCACTGGTGATTGGGATTGTCAGGCAAGTGACTGTCTCGCGCGTCTCTGTTGGCCTGTCATGCAATGGATCAGCCGGTGGTAACTTCCTGATGAGGGTGATTCGATTGTTGTATCTCATTACACAAACCTCATTCCCGGTCTTCGGCTTTGTGATGACTCACGATAGACGTCAAGGCCGTCAGCATATTTAGACAGATCAATGGTTTCCCATGTATTTGATACATTGCCCTCACCGCTGGCCGTTTTGCCTTCGTCACCAAGGCGGTTATACATCTTTACCACAACGTCCTTGATTACCCATGTGACCGCATCCGGAACAGTCTGGTTAACTACACCGTCTTGGTTGATATAAGCCAGCACGCGAGCATTCACGTCATTAATAAGGTCGTTTAGCAAGTCATCTTGCAGCGTATCGGTCAAACCGATGCGAAGTTTCACACTTTTCAAAACATCTGCATTAGTATCTGAATCAGCCATCATTTCACCGCCTTTACTGCTTGCACATACTTGTATGAGCACTTCGACTTGTCGACGAAACTCAAATCATCTTCAAATGGCGTGTGATTAACGTACTTGCCTTTGAAGAACAAGCGTTTGTCATTCACTGTCACGCCAGCATTGTGCATGATCTTGGTTTCATTCCATCGCTTGACTGGATCAGTAGCCCAACAAAAATCGAGCTCATCACTGATGACGGGCCCGATGTTGAAGTACATCATGTTCCAAAGTTGCGACCACATTTCTGCGGTCCATTTCTGAATATTGCTGTCGACTGTCTGCAAATATTGCCACAGTCGGTTGCTGTCGGCATACACCTTGCGCCAGTATTCTACTGACGGGTGACTGATGATCCACTGGGCACCACCGGAGTTGTGATTGATCGTTTCAAGCGAGGCCAACGTGACTCCGACAATGTCAGCCATGCGTTTCAGGATATCTTCTCCGTGTTCGCACTGCTTGATATAGTCAACGCTGATGTAGCTCAACGTGTTGCTGCACAACCAACGATCAGTCTTTGCTTTCAGCTTGCGGAAGTCAGGCCGTTTTCGGAAGATGACATCGCTATCGAAATAGAAATAGTCCTTGTTCTCACGCTCAGGATCTTCTGCAAGATATTGCCACCAAAGCCAAGGCTTCACAGATGGAATATATTGCTTGTCTGAGCGCTTGTCCGTGTACGTGTGTACTTCTACTCCATATTTGATTGCAAGCGTTTCTGGCACCTTAGAATCATGCATAGTGAAGAGCAAAACGACATCTTTCATGTCAAACCCGACACTTTGCAGATTGGTTAGGCAGACTTCCAACTCCCACTCAAAACGCTTAATGGCAGGTTGACACAAAATAAGCTTCATTCTGTCCTCCAATCAGCCGCCCGGTTTCCCGTACTGTCCTATTTCGATAGGCGACTTAGATCAATTAATTAAGCGTGTGAAGTTGTCGTTGTGGTAGATGGTGCCACAGTCGAAGTCGTAGTAGTTGCTGACGTGCCGGCAGTGAAGATTGCCTGACGGTTGTCATCGCTGATCCACTGGCCTGCCTTACCGGCACCTTGCAAAGCAACGCCTGCAAAGTTCTCGGATTGAATCGTCCGAACAACGTTGATGCCAGTGAATGCACGGCCAATGTTGTCAGGCGAGAAGATGATGGCCTTGCCAGCCATGTAACGGGTAGGCGTCTTGGTAACAACGATGTCACGGAAGCGAACAATGCCGTTTTCATCAATGTTCACAGCGGAACCTTTGTAGCTGGTTACCAATGTGTGGTCGATGATTGCGTTGTAGACTTCGGCAGTAACGTATGCACGAACCGGGACAACAACTTCAAGATTCGTGTAGCGTTCTGATGCTGCTTCGAATACCTTGTTGACATCTTCAACACCGCCCAAGTCAGCGGCCGCACTTGCAACCAAGTAAGCACCCAATTTGCCGTTGAACAGACGTGTCTTAGCTTGTGCTTGCAAGTTCAGGCGGTCAGCAACAGCAGAGTTCAAGTCTGTGTTGACAGTGAACTGATCAATGCCTTCGTTGAAGCTCCAATTGAAGTCGTACGGTACATCAATGTCGCTGTATACGATCTCTTTCATTGGCCCAAAGCGGTTAGAATTGCTGGTGCCAGAGCCAAACGCAACGTTAGGGTCAGTGTTGTAGTTGCCAACAGCAACGGGCACATCATTTGCCTTAACACTGAACGCAATCGCGTTGTTTTGAATGCCATCGAGTGCTTGCAAATCACCAAATGTCGGTGTGAATGTGCTTTGCACGCCGAAGACGGTTTGCATCATTGCAATGAACTGTTTCTGATAGAGACGTACTGGTAAATTGTTGTTTTCTGTAGCCATAACTAGCTACCTCCTATTTTTTCTTGTATTGTGACATGATTTTCTTGAATGGATCGTCGGCACCATCAAGGGCAGAAGCGCCATTCTTAGGTGGGTCGGTTTGCAGCTTGGATTCCACCTGCTTATTGACCGTTTCCTGAATTGTCTTTTGAATGTTCTCAACAGCCGTCTTGATCTTGTCAGCATCACCCAACGCTACTAAAGAGTCGGCAAAATCAGTCGGCAGTCCTTTGTCAACGAGTAATGACTTCGTGCTTGTCGACAACTCGCGCTGATTGAGTTCAGCCTCACGCTTATCTAGTTCTGCCTGTCGCTGTTTCTCAAGCTCTTTAGCCTTTTCATCTTCGGTCATCTTAGCAAGCCTAGCGCCTTCACTCTTTGCGTCCTCAAGTGCCTTGGCTTGTTCCTCTTGCCACTTAGCCTTGGCTGTTTCAAGCGCCTTAGCTGCACGCTTATCGGCCTCACTGTCAAGCTGAGACTGCGTATATGTGGTAGGTGCCTGAGTAGTCGTTTCAGTTGTCAGAGTTGATTCAGTTTCTTCCTTAGTTTGTGTTTCTTCTGCCATGATGGTTCCTCCTGTTTAGCCAAAAACGAATAGACGTGCTTAACGACCCCAGCCACGCCACAAGGCCCAGCCACGGTCACACGTCCATCACTTCACGCTTATTTTTGAGTAGTTTAGGGACTTGCTCAGGTCACGATACTATTTTCTAATTAATCGCCAGAATGGTAGTTTGCTGTTAAGACGTTGGTAGCAATTTTATGTGCTTCATCTTCGTCTGCACCGTTCTCAACTGCACGATCATGAACCGTCATGTATAAATCGGTTGCCATTTTGTAATACTGCTCTTCCTCATCGTCCATAATGAGCCCCTCTATCGCAAAGCTTGTGTATTTTCCAATGTCAATCTTTTTGTCTGCCATGGCTCCCTCCTAATCAACGTCAACTTCATCGCCAGAAGCATAAGCGGCCCATGAGCAAAGGCAGTTAGGGTGAGCTGGAATCATGCCCTCGGCTTGTTTCAACGTGTAAACATCACCGTTGTGTTGCTTGCAGATGTCGCACGCGCCTGAGTTGATAACCCACACGACTTTCTTATATCCAGCATCACGAGCGTTAACGATACTTTGATGAGCCATGACACGGTCGCTTTCGGTTCTGATAATGCGGTCCGACTGATACTTCATGACACCAAATTCCTTGCGAAGCGCTGGGCTTTGTGTGATTGGGTTGCTGTGTGTCAGCAGCGCATTCTTCATCATTTTTTTGAGGTCATTACGTAATGCGTCTTGATTTGACCAGATACGATCGCTCCATGTTGCACCATCGAACATCTTATTGATTGCTGATAAATCCGCTTTGATATGCTTGCCGTAAATTGATGATCCAAGCTTGGCTGTTTCTTCAACAAGATTGCCTAGCGATGATCCAATGTACCGAACTACCGAAATAGCCACGGCAGTTGAGTATACATAGGCAGCATATGACAGCAGTTCATCGTTGTTAGCAACTGATTTATGCTGAACGCCTGCTGACTGAGCATCTCGATCAAGCTGTTCTTTCAACTCGGGATCGTAATACCGCGAATCATCAGCGTGTGTGTAGTCTTCGTGTTTCTCATTGAACGCATACCAGAACGCCATGAAAGCTGCTGTATATTTGGCAACATCAATTGCTATCTGGCGGTGTTGCTTGTCTTGCTTGTCCGCGAACGCCTTGATCCGTTCCTTCGGTGTCTGTGTCATTGTTCGTCAAATCCTCACTGTAATCGCTGTCTTCCCGTTGTTTGGCAATCATATCGGTAATCTCTTGCGGATCAGTGACACCCGGTGCAAATCTGTAGAGATATTCTTGTGGCAGTGTCGCACCAGCAGCAACAAGCGCCTGAATTTGTGTGATATCGTCGGTTGGCAAATTGTCTCGGAAGGTGAACTGAATCGTATTAGGGTCTGTCTTCATTCCGCCTGACACGCTTTGATCCAATGCATAGATGATTGAATATCGCTGATACAATGACTTCTCAAACATTCTCCGTTTGATTGCCGCTAATTCGACAGTGCCAAGCAGCTTGTACTTCATTGCAACGCCAGAAACATTGTCTGCAAAGTTACTGTCAGTCAGGTCCGGTGTGTGGCTGAACTTGTGAATGTCTTCGGCAACACGTTTCTTATACGCTTCAGTGCCACTGACGTCATACTCTTTGTTGATGTATTTTGCGTCAACGCTCGTCTGTTGGCCGTTTGCCATCATTCGAGACTTGAGCAGCAGCATGTTGGCGTCTTTTTGTTCTTTGATAAGCTCTAGTTTGTCCTGTGCTAGCTTTTTCATTGCCTCAGGGTCGTTAGGGTCAACACCACTCATAAGCGTGCTACCGTTGAATAAGGCATCAATGTCGCCTGTGATGACCAGCAATGCATCATTCAAGTCCGTCATGTAGTTAGCGGTATCAGACTGTGCCGAATCGTACAGGTCAATCAGTGAGATCACATGTTCGAAGTCACCTGTTCGGAACCGGTTATTGTCATACTCGACAACGGGAAACACGCGAATGATCTCGCTGTGATCCAAATACATTGCACCGCCAACCGTGGTCGGCTTATAAATGTCATGCTCTGTTGCAGTCCATGTTTCGGGGATGATGTCGATGATTGTCTTGTTATTCTCGTCAACCAATTCTACTGAATGATAGCGAACAGCCATGATTGGTTGCGGATCAACGTCAAGCGAGTAGATTACGAACGTGTCAAGCGGATCTAAGCGCACGCAATGCTCGATTGAGTCGCTACCGTAGTAAACGTACTCGTATGCACGTCCATAGCGCGTCATGTCTAGGAACAGATCATAGTTGAGCGCGTCTAGGTCGTTCACGCGTGTGATTTGATCAAGCCGTTTGTCATCTTTGTCAAGCTTCACATTAACCGGATTACCAACGGAATATGCTGTCTGGAAATCAGCAATGTACTTACCGAATGAATGAACGGATCGATGGTCTGACTTGCCAGTTTCAATACGCCGTGACTGTGGCTGCAGAATGCCTTCGTTCTGGCCCTTGTAATATCGATCAAGCTTTTTCAGCCGTGGAAGCTGATATTCGTGGTGGTGGAAAATGAACTTCATAATCCGATCCGGAGTGAGGTTCGTAATGTCTTCTTGATACAGTAAGTTTGATTCTTCAAATGGGTCCATCATGTCACCCCAATCCTAGATTTTTGATTGTCTGAATACGTTCTTGGTTGCTCATGTAATGGCCGGCAGTTCTGAACATGAACGGTTCCATCGCATACCGTAATGCATCAATCGCGTGGTTATTCGCGTCGACTGGCGTGTTCGTCCAGTTGTCAAACTTGTCTTTGGAGTAAACGTAGGTATTGAACTCTTCTAGCAGTCCCTTGACGCGGGGATGAACAACAAAATGGTAAGACTGCATATACTGAATTCCTTGTGAGACGCTGTCTTTGCCCTTGCCAGCACCTATGATGTTCGGCACACCATATACACCTGACAGTTCGGATATGAGCCTCTGCTCGGCGCTGTCGGCCGTTATCTGCAAGCCATAGCCTTTGTGTTGTCCAATAGCCTCAGCAATCTGCTGTGTCAGCATTCCTTGCTGGTAGAACTCATCGTAGATATACACGACTCTGCTCTGCTGATCGATTGCCATAAACTCCCCTGCTGTCGGGTCATGTTTGAAACCGAAGTCAAGGCCAACCGCTTTTGGCAACCCAGCAATGTCTTCCATGCTGAAATCACGCTGCTCGAAAAGTCCATCGAACACAAGGCCTTCTGCAATGCCCCAGTCACCATATACGGCAACACGGGCACGGTTAGGATTGCGCTTGATCATGTCTTTTAGGCTTGCAATGTAATCATCGTCAAGATATGGGTTGTCCTTGTACGTGGTCGTGAACGATTTAGAGCGTGGGTTCTTTGTGTCTTCATCAAAAAACTCACGCTTAAGCCAATGCTGATCACTCCACGGGTTGAATGTGATGATCGACTGGTAATAGCCATCAGGATCGTTGATCGCGCCACGCATGGTTTCTTCAACGGTCTTGAATGCGTCTAGTGACTTAAGCTCATACGCTTCTTCCCACCATGCACGAGCGAGCACGCCGGTAGTTGGTTGCAATGAAGTAACGGCCAGTGGTTTGTCCATGCCACGAAAAAACACCTTCTGGCCGGTTGGCTTAAAGGTGATTTCTAGGGGTGACAGTGTGAACTTGAATAGATCATAAACGCCTAGCCGGTTTGCTGCTTGCTGGATAGTTGAATATGTCGAATCCTTGTTCGTATATGCGTATTGACGAAGCACGATCCAATTGACATAAGGGTGCAAGATGATTTGCATAATCACATCCTCGGCAACAGAAAACGACTTGCGCGATCCACGACTGCCTTTGTATGTCAGGTAGCGTGTTCTGTCATTGTACAGTGGCGCATAGGCTTTGGGGACGATTGAATCCAGATCAATGTTGATTTGCACTGTCATCGCCTCCGTCTTGCTGAATTGGCTTGATGTTGATTGTGATGTTGCTTGTATCTTCGCTGGTCTCGCGTTTGGCTTTAGCCGCCATGATGTCCGCTTCGGCTTCTAACTTCTTGATCTGAGCTCCCAGCATACGATCATCAGCGGGGTAACGCTTTAGTAACTCCTTGCCAGCAGACATGCGGTCTTTGATACTTGGATCGTTTTCAACAGCATCTGCACCGTCTGGAGTACTAACTATAATTGTTTCTTTTGCCTCTCCACGAAGCACTGTGGTGAAGTATTGAAGCACCTCAGCAGCCTTGGCAATCTTGTCAGATTCGAGGCGTTTCATGCGTTCGTCGATGGCAGCTTTAATGTTAGGTTTTGTTAGGTTTTCTGCACCGACAAATCTAGCCGTTCTTTTGCTGTATCCTGCTTCTAGTGCCGCTTTGGTAGCATTGCTATCAGCAATATAAGAGTCAACGAACTTCTTCTGTTTTGCTGTCAGTTTCATCACATATCACCACACCTCCCGCGCTTTTTCTTGTCTTCCTTAGCCTTCTTCTTTTGGCGCTCTTCTCTTGACAACTTCTCGATGATGTATTTTTCTGTTCCGCAGACGTAACCGTATCCGACTCGTTTCATTCCATTAGTTGAGTTCATAAGTACACCTCAATCGCGTGTCGTCATAAACGAACGCATACAGCAGATGTTTGCCCGTGGTGAAGCCATTCTTAATCTCATAGGGATCATTTGGCTTTGCTGTTCCAAGCTGGCGCCACATAATGCCACGATCATCTTTAAACCGCTCGCTATGATAGTGGCCGGAGTGAAGCTCGTATGTTTTTGCCATATTGAATATTTTTTTGTACTCAAATGGAAAAAGTCCTGTCAGCTTGTCCTTGGCTACATCTCCGTGGGCGAGCATAATGCCAACATGCCCTAGCAAGTATGCACAGCGCCAGTCGGTTGCCGGATTACTATCATTGAGATCAACGTGCACTTGTGGATAGCGATCTATCAGCGCATAAAGAAAAGCGTATTCGAGATCACCTGAATGGTTACCGAACACGCTCTTGATTGAGACGCGATTGCTATATTCAATTGCCAGCGGAACAATTTGATCAAACAGCTTCACTGCATCATGGAATGCCTGACGCATGTTTGCGTGATCTAGTTGTGTCCCTCTAACCGTTTGTGTTGCATGAATCTGATCACTATGGAATAGATCTCCCAATTGCTCGATCACAATCTCGTTGTAGCCGTCCATGATGATCTCTCTAAGTTGACTCACCATGTCTTTTAGATCGGCGAATGTTGTCCAGCCAAAATGCAGGTCAGGCAATGGGATGACTAAGTTGCGATCGCCCGATTTCTTCATGCCGTAATTGACCGGAATTATTTTTTCATTGAACGCTTCAGCCATTTCACTTATCGATAAGCCTTGTTTCGGCTTTACGCGAATATGAATGCTGTACTGCGGAACTGTGCCGTCTTCGGTACTATGCTGCTCATACACTTTGTAGTCGCCTAAGACCATCTCGAACTTATCAGGATCGTATCCACACAACTCCATCAAAGTTCGTGGGTCTTTATTTGGCTCATGCTTGAGTCTCATTAAGGCCGTGACTGTTTGGCTACCATCAGCATTAAGAGCTACTTTTCTGTCAGCGGATGGCGTCTCCCTATTTGTTCCGTCTGAATCGTATTCATTCTTCAGTGGTTTTTGGAACTCGATGCCAAGCCGTCTTGCTTTACCTTGAAGAGCGTCATAGCTAATCCCGAGCTTGTCTGCCGTCTCACGTCTGGTAAAGCCTTCAGAGGCGAGCTTCCTAATTCCACTGATTTGTTCATCTGTCCATTGCATCTACTCGCCTCCGTAAATATTTATAAAAATAGCACCCCACATGAAGTGAAGTGCCATAGTACGGTGCCTACTCCTAGGGTTTACCAGACTTGGTCCAATATCGCTGGTCGGGATTTGCACCCGACATGATGTGCACGCTACCATCTACGTGTCCTAGCGTCTACCTATTCCGCCACAGCGATTTGCTCGCTCTCCCAGTGTCAGATGGGGTCATCGCAAGCTGTGTCCGGTCGCTAAACTGGACAATGTGGCATGCGGGAATCGAACCCGCCTGACTATCACAGCCAGTCCATTTGCCACGCCTTGCCACAGTTTTATCATCACTGAGGCTCGGAGTAAAAATGCGGTGTCTTAGGTTTCTCACCTTTGGCACAATACCATCATATGACGGAAATACGGTTGAAAGGTCTCACAAAGGTCTCATCTCGATTTCAACCAATGGGCAAATCTCAGCGAATGCGATTAGCGCCTCTCGTTTTGTTCGATAATACTGGGCTTTTGATAAAAACAGCTTGTCCATTATTTGCTGGTCACTATATCGTTTGGTTAAGTAAGAACTTGTTAGTATAAGCCGATGATTCGCTGAATCCAGAGATTCGATAGCACCTTCACAGCACGCTATATAGTACAGCTCGTCAGCGTGCGATATCACCTTTTCCTCAGCTTTGTTGCCATAGCTAGGTGACTTGGGCATGCCGTCCATCACGGGACTTCTGAGCGCTATTTTGGTGCGTTGAGCGAGCCGCTTGTGATGCCAGTAGTTCCCCAAGACCTCTTTGGCGTTTTCAATTGTTTTGTCATGATCAATTGGGCTAAAATATCTCGTTGCTCGCACCACTGCGTCCACTCCTCATGGTATTATTTGGTTGGGTTTGTAGGATAAGCGTGCCGTGATGGTGCGCTTTTTGTCTACCCAAACGCGGCCTTCCAGAGTATTTTTACAACCCAGCACCCCACAAGAATGAAAACCGCTGTCAAGAATGCACAGCCCACGAAACAGCCGCCAAATATCCCAACCTGTGCTATCCTTTCTGGTTTTGACTGATGCTCATTCGTCATGACTCTCCTCTTCTAGATAGCCATGTTTAACTAGATCATCAAGTTCTTCCCAAGAAGTAACGTCCAATGAACCCTGATTAAGATTCGTATAGGCTTGACCATCTACTTTGTCTAAATTAGCGACCTCCGGAGTGTCATCATACAAAAGAACTTGTCCTTTTTCGATAATTTGCATGCTTAAGCCCTCTAATCCACTACCAAGGCTTCTAATTGCCCCGTTGCCAGTGTATTCAATAGCGCGAATTAACTTGCCCTTAACGCTTGAATCACCATCTAATACTTTATACAATTTGCTAGTTCTCATTGCTTTTCCTCCCTGATTGAATATGATATATCCCAAAGTACAAACATTATGGCCTCCGGCGCGTCCTTCATCAGACGCGCTTTTTTATTTGCAATCATTTTCCTCTTTTCCAGTTAGCCCACATCCACATTGCAACACCTGCGATTAGCAACATGACGGCAATCATCATTTCTGCTTATTTACCCAATGAAGGAATGCCAGCAGAATTGCCGCAAGGACACCACATATGATGATCAAATTCATGTTCAGCGCTGATGGAGACATATTCCATATGTTGTTTATCATCTGTTTCATTGCCTTCCCTCCCTGATTGCATCAGCGATGTCCCAAAGTTCAATCAATATTGCAAGTATCATTAGGAAAATAAACGTTTTGTAAAAACCGAATTTCATATATTTTTCAGGTAAGAATGAAGACACCAGAGCTAATACGAAACCAACCCATGACATGAAACGGTAAGGCCTTATTTTCATTACTCTTCCTCCAGCATCTCCGTATTCTCAAAGATGTTGCCGATGACTTCTAGAATTGGCGGATAATCTAGGACTATATCATCATCAAGCATGAACATACTGCCGTGAAACTCAACGATGCCTGTAGCTTCTGACCCGCGATAATCTGGCTCATCTCGATCTGGTTCCTGATCATATGCATGAACGATATCGCCTTCGTAGATTGATCGTCCGTTCTTGTCTTTAAGTCCGGTGTACTGACACCAAACGTAGTCATCGGGATCAAACATATCCCAGTCATCACAACAAACCATATTTTCCACAAGGCCGTCTTCGTCCTTTATGAACCATTTATGATTCTTGCTGTCCCAAAGCCTGAACTTAATCTCTCGTTTCATTTCTCCGCCTCCACATCTTCAAAATGAACCTGATCAAGATAAGCTTTATGCAGTTGGCCGTTGTATTCGACCACCGCAACAGGCTCCATGACTTTACCAGCAGAATGACCACCGATTAATGGACTTTCGCCCACAACCTTTGCTACCTGAAACACGCCATAAAACTTTGCTGGAGTTTCCTTGTCTCCGCTGACTACATAGCACTTTCGAGTCATGTTCATTTCTCTGCCTCCACTTTCACAATTTCTCCGGTTTCCTCAACACTCCAGACGCCTAGCACCCATGCACGGGCGAAGACTGAATCGTTGCCATGATCGAATCCCTTTCCCCAAAGCCATTCCGAGATACAACCAGCATTCTCAATCCCAGATGTCAGAGACATGTGCCCCCTGTTAGCCTTGATATATTCGCCTACCGCTTTCGGAATAACCGGCAGATTATCTGGAAACGCGGCGTCATATCTGGCACGCCATTGTTCTGAACCGTGTGACATGTCAGCCATTAATGCGTTGAACACGTCTTGCTTCTTCTCATTGCTCATAGCACACACCTCCAGCCGGTAGTTTCGAACATTGCATAGGAATCGTCAGGGTTCTTCTTTTTTAAGTAATTGAGTTGAAGAACTGCTCGCTCACGGTTGAAGTAGATAGGCGATACACGGTGTGCATTCCCAAAATCAGACACCTTGGCAACGAAGTAACAAGCTCTCCCGCCACTTTTTAGGTTCACTTCTTGTTTATTCATCGTCAGTCACCTCGTACGGATACATGTCTTCGCCATCGTAATAAACATTCATGGCAATTGTTTCTGCCTCTGCCTCACTCTTGAAGCGATAAAGAGGATCTCCCATTGTTACCGCGAAGTCTCCAATAACGGCCTTGTGGCGCTTAGACAAGTTGTCAAAGTAATAGTCAATGATACCGGCTTCTTCGCCTCTAACAACCCATGCCATCGTCAGTCACCTCCAAGGGCTTAATTGCCTTTACCCATGATGGTGCATCGTCGATGTCCGACTGGGTGACGGTGTATCCGTGTTTGACGGCATCGTCAGTGTCTAAAGCAATTGCGTCAGGCCGCCAGTTTCCAGTTCCTTTGACTGCGTAATATTGAGCATTTCCGTGCATCTGATAGTTGTGGTAGTCAGTTCCGGGCATTGGCAGCACGTACCGCTTAGGTTTCTCGACCGTCCAGCCGTTGACGAAAGCTTCAATGAGCAGCCTTTCCTCGCAGTCATGAGAATTAGTATAGTTAGAAATATAACTTGCCGGATATGTTGCATCACGTGCCCCTTCAACGATTTCAGCTTGTTCCTTGCTTAGCACTACCTTTTCAGGCTCCTCAATCAAAGTGACAACGTGGGCGCCCTGCTCATCAGCCACTAGTTCAGCCTGGTCCTTACTAGTCGTTGTGGGACAATCTGAGCTGTACAATGCCCAGAAACCGGAACTATCCAAAAAGTCCCAGTATATGCCTTCATCGTTCTTTACCGCGTACAGTTTTTCTTCGCTCATTTTTCGTCCTCTTTCCCGTAAATGAAATGCAGAATGTCTAGTGCGTATGCAATGGCTTCCGGTGCCTTTCCTATCACAGTAGCTCGGTAGAAAGCTTTTGCTCGTTCATAGGATATTGGCTCATTGGTCTTACTGATGGGAACGAGCTTGTAGTCTCGCCCATTAAGCATGACGCCTACAACCTTGCCAGTGTCTCTGCTGACGTAGATGTCATCGAACGTGTCGTCTCCTGTTTTCATTGGTCGGTCTCCTTTCCCACTGCTAATTTCTCAATGGCTTCGTTATATCTTGCGGGTATCTCTGTTGATTCAATGTGATTTTGTTCAGGTTCTAGCCATTGTCGAATATCAAATTCTTGTTCAACGTCTTTGCTGTGCGGCATCACATTCACTGTACTGAAATGCAAATAGTCGTCTTCATCGTTTTGAATGAAATATACTTGTCTAGCAGCACGTGTCAGACTGTCACCATGAACAATTGTTGCGTTCATGCCGCGAATGGCACAATTGAATATCAAAAACGGCAACGTGCTATCGCCAAGCTCTTCTAAATGGTAAAAATACATGCTTGGCCGGTAGTCCCATGGCTTGTGCTTCAAACGGTCTTGTTGCCATCGTTGAATCATCATTGATCCAGTACCAGCGGCAACCTCGTAATACTCGCTACTGTCATTCGATCCAACGAGCATGTTCACTAGCTTGCTAATGCTTTCAGGGGTGAAATCTTGTTTCTTGTCTTTGCGATCAGCTTGAACACTCATGAAATATTGTGAGAACCAGTCATGTGATACGTCTGTACTGACATCTAGGAATTGCTTAAAAAGCTCGTTACGCTTTTGCTGATCCATGACAATGTTCATCAATGCTGTTGGCGCCTGCTGTGCCTCACGAACACCTAACAGTTTGTGAACGACATCTGCTGTGAATTTGGTCATCATTTAAATGCCTCTCATTTCGCGCTGACTGACTTCACAGCCTGATCGGAATAGTCCTTGATGCTCTGTACGTCTTTGATTGCCTGTGATAAGTCATTGTTTGCCTGTTTGGCGGCTTCTAACTGTGATGTAAGTTCATTGATGGTCTGCTGCTTAGCATTGACCTCAGCCTGTTTCTGAGCGACTGCTTGCTGGCCTTCAACGATCTTTTGCTGAATCTGGGCGTCCTTGCTTGCCATGTCGTTGTCGTATTGCCGTTTGAGTGCCGCATACTGTGCCTGCGCATCAGACAACTGATGTTGCAAATCGGACAAGCTAGATTGTGAAGCGTTGATCTTAGCCGTCAGCTTGTCGATATTGTTTTTGGTCTCCACGATGTTCTGGTGACCTTGCCAAACATTGTCGGCAATCGCGGTTGCACCAGCACCAAACATAAGTCCTGCTAAAACAGTTACTGTAAATGTCAATTTTTTATTCATGATTTTTTCTCCTTTTTCTTCAAAGTTGTTCTTCCGTGAATAGCCCTGTGTGATAGTCATATCTAGCAATCGTGACCGGTATCTTGTACCTGATCATGAACAGCAGCATTTTCTGCTTAGAATCACGAGTCAGTGTGGCATTCCCACCTTTGACGTCCACCGCTTTCGTTAGCTTGCCATTTTCGTAAAAGCAGAAATCTGGAGTGTATCTTCGTGCTGAATATCGCTTGCCGTTTATCACGAAAGCCGAAATAATCTCGAAATGTTCCTGCATCGTGATCTTCTGTGGCTTGTTGCGTATCAGCATGTAGTAGGCGCCCTCTGCTTTGCTTGCAAATCGAATGCCATCAATTACGACTGGCTGCGCATTGTACTTGCCTCTGCGTCTCTTGCGAATAACCATGGCTAACGACTCACGATCTCTTCATGGCCGTTGTTGCGGCGGGGCAACTTGATCTCAAACTCGCTTGCCACTCGCTTCACGAATGTTGTTGACTTTCCAATCCGTTTGGCCACATCAATCAGTGTGTCGCATTGTGAGGCTGCTTCTGCAATTCCGCACGCGTATTTGGCACGGGCTTCTTTTCGCTTCTTTGAAATCTTTGTGAGTCCATTGTTGACTGAAGTCTTCAAAGTATCGCTGTCATCAACACCGGCTACCGCACGTTTCTCAACAATCGATTTCTTTGATACAACGATCAGGTTATTGAACTCTTGCTTCTCCATTTTTGAGAATGCTTCGCTTTCAGAGATGTCTAGAATTGCTGAGTTTTCGTAGCGTTTAAGCAGTTCCGCCTTGAAATCGCGCCACACTTTGTCGCCTTGCTTGTATAAACGTACCGTTACTTGTTTCATGCTTTCTTCTCTCCTTGCTTATCAGGCCTCAGTTCGTCAAGGCTAACGCCTAGAGCATCCGCAATTCGGATCATCGTTGAAAATGACGGATCTTTGCTTTGACCGGTTTTGATTGAATAAATA